AATACGTAATAAGAATAGTCTAAACGGTCTAGGAGAGCTTTTGCTCTTCTTTGAGCTGATACGTGCCTACCTATAGTGTCAGTTCAAAGAAGAGTAAAGATTTTGACGTAATGACAAATGGTGTATAGTTACCTTTTCATTAGGCAATTTTCATGTATGAATAAATATGTTTATTTATAAAAATAATACAATTTATACTTGTCTTAAGTAAAGTGGCGTGGTATAATAAGAGTATAGAAAGGAGGGGAAATGAAAGATGATAAACAACTTAATAAGTTTTCTTCTTGAATCTAGCAAGTGGGTTGACTACTTGAAAACTTTTACCGCACTGTTTACTACATACAGAACAGTCAAGGCAATCACAAGCCAAGTGAAAAAGAGATTCGAAAAGAAAACAAAAAAGCGTCCTAGACGTAAAGGTAAGCGAGTCCTTCCAAGACGATTACCAAAACGAATTAGACGCTAGTCAGATGGGAAGCCTAGTCAAAAGGCTAGGCTTCCTAAATAAAATATATCATCTTTCGAAATATCATGTCAAAAAAACTAATTGTACTTAATGTGTTATGTTTACTCTTTGCTGGACAATTCTTGGTGACAACTGATTTTAGCGATATGCGTACCTTTGATTATATCTATGCTGTTGTTCTGGTTATTTGGGCAATTGCAATTATCGGTTATATTGTAGTTACGAGAATTGGAAAGGAGAGATAACATGTACAAGTTTAAGGATGACGAAGAATTATCAAAATTTATCGCTGAGGAAATTGTAAATACATCAGAGGCGATTGAAATACTTGGCTGTACTCGCCAAAACATTGCTTATTTAGTTACTAATGGGAGAATTAAACCTATCAAGGAAATGTCACGTGATAGATTATTTTTTAAAAAAGATATTTTAAAATGGAAAGAATTAAATAGTGATTAAGGGAGTCAGTAGTGGCTCTCTTTTTTTGTTATCTAAAAATTATATAGGTGAGATTGAATGGCTAAGGAGTATGCGAAGAGGTTTTATAAATCAACAACATGGAAGAAATGTAGAAAGTCATATATAGCCTCAACATTAGATGGTATGTGTGAGCATTGCAAAGAAGTGCCTGGATATATCGTTGACCATATAGTGGAGATTACACCAGTAAATATAAACAATCCGGATATCACACTGAACCATGAGAACTTACAATACTTATGCTTACAATGTCATAACACTAAGACATTTAGTAAGTACAGTCCGATGAGGGAAGATGTAATGTTTAATGAGAACGGTGAATTAATTAGGAGGGATTAGAGATGCAGTGTAATGGTAAGGTGTTAAATAAAGAACAAGTAGACAAGATACAGTTCATGATTAATAACTATTCTAATAAGGGAATGGATATTTGTACATGTGATGTAGAGCGGGTACTAAACAAACAATATATGAAACTAACAAAGCTAGAGAAAGCTATTGCTCTTAGCATAGTCTTTAATGCTATTGATATTAAGGAATTAGATGGACATGTAAGTAAAGAAAAATTATCAGATGTACTAAAAGTATTTGAAGCGCTAAAAGAAGAGATAGATGCAGATAAAGAGTTAGAAGAAGAAAAAGAAGCGCATCTAAATATAATTAATAAACTAATTGATAGTTTATTAGCAGAAAAGAATCAGGAACAAAAAGAACCAAGCCCCCCCTTTCAAAAATAAATCAAAGCCCCTTAGGGGGACCGAGAGGGGAGCTTCACGTAACACACAGGTCATTGCTATAGGGGGTGTGGTCATGGGAGGAGTGAAATTTTATGAGCGATAATTTAGATATAGAAAAAGAAAAACGAATTAAGAGAGAGATGACACGATTAAACAGTTTATTAAAGAATTTAGAGCCGAAGAAAAAGAGAGCTGTTTCTTCACTCATAAAAAACGCTGCTTTTATGGCTGTCACTTTAGAAGATCTGCAAGAAGATATTAATCAGAATGGTGTTACGGAACAATACCAAAACGGAGCAAATCAATTTGGAGTTAAAAAATCTTCAGCTGTTGAAGTATACAACACAATGATAAAAAATCATGTACAGGTAATGAAACAACTAACTGACTTGCTCCCGAAAGAACAGCCTAAAGAAGAGGATGATGGGTTTGAAGACTTCGTGAATAGAAAATGAGTAAGCAAGTAAAAAAACAGTATCCGTTAACTTATAATCCAATCATTGAGTATTACAATCAAATCGAATCTGGACAAGTAATTGTATCCAGTAAAGTTAGGCGGATATATAAAAAGCTTGTAGATGATGTGTATGATACCTCCTCTGTATTTGAGTATGATGCAAATAAAGCGAATCACGTAATAGAATTTATTGAGAATTTTTGCAAACACTCAAAAGGAAAATGGGGAGGTAAATCGATTGAATTAGAGCTTTGGCAAAAAGCATTTTTAGCAGCTTCTTTTGGATTTGTTCATAAAATTGATGGAACGAGAAAGTATAGAGAAGTACTCTTAATTGTGGCTCGTAAAAACGGAAAGTCAACAATCGCTTCTGGAATTGGATTGTATTTACAAGTTGCCGATGGTGAACCAGGTGCAGAAATATATGCAGTTGCTACTAAATTAGACCAAGCGAAATTAGTTTGGTTAGATGCCAAAAGGATGGTTAAGAAATCCCCCGTATTATTAAAACGAATTAAACCGCTTGTTCGTGAATTAAATGCAGATTTTAATGATAGTACGTTTAAACCTTTGGGAAGTGATTCAGAAACACTTGATGGTCTTAATGTTCATGGAGCGATGATGGATGAAATACATGCTTGGAAAGATAAGAATCTATATGACGTTATAGTGGATGGTACTTCTTCAAGGGAACAACCAATGATATTTATGATTACAACAGCTGGAACCATTCGTGAATCAGTTTACGATATGAAATATGAAGAAGCTGAAATGCTTTTAAATGGCTTGGACGATCCAGACGGTTATAAAGACGATCGCTTTTTACCAATCATATATGAGTTGGATAAAAGAGAGGAATGGACTGATAATACTAAATGGACAAAAGCTAATCCTGGTTTAGGTACGATAAAAAAGATAGACCAGCTTGAAACAAAGGTAAACAAAGCGAAAGCAAATTCTTTGCTAGTTAAGAACTTACTAACAAAAGATTTTAATATTCGCGAAACAAGTACAGAAGCCTGGTTAACATTTGAACAATTAAATAACAAGGCTACCTTTGATGTAGCAAAATTAAAGCCTTCTTATGGGATTGGTGGTTGTGATTTATCTTCAACAACTGATTTAACCGCAGCGAAGGTTATTTTTATGCTTCCAAACGATCCACATGTCTACGTATTACAAATGTATTGGCTTCCTGAAGATTTGCTTGAGCAAAGAAGTAAAGAGGATAAAATTCCCTATAACTTATGGGAAGAACAAGGATTATTAAGAACGACACCAGGCAACTCAGTGCATTATAAATTTGTGACTGAATGGTTTTTAGAAATACGTGATGAATATGGTATTTATATTCCGTGGATCGGTTATGATAGATGGTCTGCAAAATATTGGGTGGAGGAAATGGAAGGCTACTTTGGTAAAGAAGCAATGATTCCAGTTGCCCAAGGGAAACAAACTCTTTCTAGTCCTATGAAATTATTAGGAGCAGATTTAGAGTCTAAATTAGTAAATTACAACAATAACAGCATTGATAAATGGTGTTTATCGAATACAGCCATTGATGTGGATAAAAACCTGAATATACAGCCGAACAAAACAAATAATCAACGTAGAAGGATTGACGGAACCGCAGCCCTTTTAAATGCATATGTTGTGCTTCAAGAAAAACGTAATGATTACTTAAATATGATTTGAGGGAGGTGAGGAATTGGGGTTATTCAACAAAATATTCGGTAGAAAACAACCGCCTACTACGACCCGTTTTGAAATGATAAACGATAATGGAGGGGGCTTTTTCTCATGGAATGGGAATATCTATCAAAGTGATATTATCAGGGCCTGTATACGTCCTAAAGCAAAGGCTGTTGGTAAATTAATAGCAAAACATATACGAGATAATGCAAATGAATTTAAAGTAAATCCAGAGCCGTATATCAGATTTATTTTAGAAGAACCAAATCCATTAATGACAGGTCAAATATTCCAAGAAAAAATGACTGTACAGTTAGAATTGAATCATAACGCCTTTGCATATATCAAACGTGATGAATTAGGAGTTCCAATTGAAATTTATCCTTTGCCATGTGTAACTGTAGAAGTTGTAGAAGGGTCTCAAGGTGATATTTTTCTTACTTTTTATTTTAAAAATGGGAAGAGAATGACCGTTCCCTATGTCGATGTTATCCATCTTAGAAAAGATTTTAACGAAGATGATTTCTTTGGTGAACATCCAGGTAAAGCTTTATCTTCCTTAATGGATATTGTTACAACTACCGATCAGGGAATTGTGAAAGCAATTAAAAATAGTGCAGTGGTGAAATGGATATTAAAATTCAAATCGGTTTTAAAACAAGAGGACATCGATGCACAAGTTCAAAATTTCAAGAAAAATTATTTGAGTATTGATAATGAAAACGGTGGAGCAGCTTCATCTGATCCGCGCTATGATTTAGAACAAGTTAAACCAGAAGCATTTGTTCCAGATTCAAAACAAATGCAAGAAACAACACAGAGAATTTATAACTTCTTTAATACAAACGAAAAAATCATTCAAAGTAAATACAATGAGGATGAATGGAATGCTTACTATGAATCTGAAATTGAACCGTTAGCGATGCAACTTTCTGGGGAATTTACCAGGAAGTTTTTTTCGCGTAGGGAACGCGGCTTTGGGAACAAAATTATTTTCGAAGCAGCAAGCCTTCAATATGCTTCTATGCAGACTAAAATGAATTTAGTTCAAATGGTTGATAGAGGAGCAATGACACCGAATGAATGGCGTTCTATTCTCTCTGTAGGTCCAATTGAAGGTGGCGACAAGCCAATTCGAAGACTAGATACAGCGTTAGTTAAAGAC